AATTGGATCAAAATATGAAGCAAATTCTTGTAATCTAGGAACCACTTGATTAATAATGAGGTCAACAAATTTTTCAACAAATGGCAATAATCGGTAACCGATTTCCTCTTGCGCCTCAGCAAAAGCTTGTTTTAATCGATCAATTCTGCCTTGGAATGTTTCAGCGTTTGCAGCTGCTGCGCCACCATAAAGATTGGTCAATGCCTTTGTAGTTTCGGTAAAGTCCATTGCCTTTAAATCGGCTTGGCTCAAACCAATTCCCAATCTAGCAAGTCTTGTATCTTGTCCTTCGTAGGCTTTTGATAATGCCTCCACAACTGTGCCAAGCTCTTTTCCAGTTCCCTTTGATACATCAATTGCAAGATTGAGTAATTTTTGGGATTGGGTTGTATCTTTTGTGGATACGGATAATCTCTGGAATGATGCTCGTAACTCATTGTCGGTAATACCTGTGGCTAACTGGGTTTTTGTAATGTATTGTTCAGTTGCAATTATTTGGGCATTTGTAGCCCCTGTGGCGGTTTTAAGGGCAGCAGCCAACCTTAACTGCGCCTGTTCATCCTCGATGGCTGATTTGACCCCATCTACGGCTAATTTGACCCCATAGGCAGCAGCAGCAGCAGCAGCAACCGCAAAAGCAGCAGCAGCCTTTTTTCCAAATTCTGCAATCTTACTTGCATTACTTTCAACGGCTTTATCAGCTTCGCCAAGTTTTTTCTTAAGATCATCAACATCAGCAAGGATGGATAACTTAAGGGTACGACTACCGGTTGCCATCAGACCCACTCCTTAATAATGCGATCAAAACTCTTTTCCCACTTGTCAATTAATTCAGGCTGAATTCTGCGAAGGGTTGGATAAATGAACCATCCTCGAGATCCACGACCTTGCCGTCCCGAATAACTAGGGAACTGTTTAAATTTATTTGAACCAAACTCAACACCACCCCATAGGGTTTGTGTAGTAGCACCACCTGAAAACTTTTGTCTGGCAAAACCATAGCGGAACTCACCGATCTTGCTCGATTTAGAGATGCTAACGCCATCCGCGACTCTTTGCGCAACTGCGCCAGCCTTTGTTCGACCTCTAGCTGCTTGCTTAATTTCCTCAGATGCAAAATACGCCAGAGCAGCAGATTGACGGCGTGCTTCATCAGTAGCTTGTTCATCCATAAGTTTGAAAGCCTTATAAATATCGCGCAGGTCTTTTTTATTGTAGGCGATTGTTTCACTTGCCATACCTCTGCTCCAATACTTCTATCGCTGTCAAAATGTCGTCTGAATCAACCCATTCGCTCATTGGTATTTGTGTGGCTATTGCCAACTCAACCAATAATCTGCTTAGGCTTCCTGCTGGATGACTTTTGGGTCTGCATCACCGACAATTACATCGGCAACTGTTTCCATCCATACTTCAAATCCTTTTACTGGCTTTCCTGCTGCTTCTCGCTTATGTGCGTTATAAGCCAAAAACATTAGATCCCACATGCCAAGTTTTTCTTTTGCTTGGCTTATGGTATGACCAGTTGTCTTTTCCCACTTTGCCCACTCAGGCGGTTGGGCTACATAAGTGGCTTGCTCGCCTGAGTTATATTCAATTGTAATTGGTAACTTCATTTTTTGCTCCCGTTTCTATTTCTTAACTAAATGTTTCTGTTACTGCTCCACCTGAAACTGTAAATTCAAAATCAACAGTCTGTGCATCAATTCCTGATCCACCTGCTGTTGGGAATTCTGGCTTTACTGGGAATTGAAATTGTGCGCCAGTTGCAGCTGTAAGAGTGATTGTAATGTCTGTATCTGGAGCAGTTTCTGCTGCTGTCCATAAAGCCTCGCAAACTGAGTTTGCTTTGCCCCAGTCAGCCAACATTGATAATGCAAATGTTCCTGAAATGTTTGTGGTCTTATAAGCTGTGCCATCAAGTGTCTGGTATTCCTGACGCTCATTGACTTTTGTTAATACTGCGCTGGTTGCTTGCGCTTCGATGTCTGTTCCACCTGTGAAAGACAACGAAATATCGCGACCAGTGATTACTACTGTTGCCATGATTATTTCTCCTTAGACTGTGCGTGTGTAGTAGGTAGATACTCGAACATCTGCGATAAGCAAAGTCGATGCTCCGACTGTGGTAACTGTTGGTCTTTCGACCGAGCTGACAATATATCCACTAG